TTGCGAGAACAGGTCGGCCTTTTCGAGCACGCCCAGGGCGACGAGATCGTTGTACGCGTGCACGAGCGTATTGCGCACCGACTTCGGCGTCGCGATCTCGGGCAGGTTGAACGGATTGTCATCCGCGAGCGCCTGACGCGAATGCCGGTTGCTGACGGCCGTGCGGAAGTAGCGCACGACAAACATCAGTTGGAACATGGTTTCAACGTCGCGGAACGTGCCGTCAGCGACGCCGGCGGCGGTCTTTTGATAGGTCGTCACCAAGCGGTCGATTGCGACGAGGCCATCGGCACGGACCTTGTAACCGGCGATGCCGTCGGCATACAGCGCTTGCCGGTCGACGATGTCCCACCAAACGCCGCGATCGCGCGGCGGCATGACGCCGTCGAGCGTGAGCGTCTGCAACGGCCGCGAGACCTCGGGCGCGTCGCCGAGATGCGCCGACGCCTTGCCGGCCATCGCCGCCGCCCATTCCCATTCGGGAGTCGGCGATCGCTGCGTGCCGAGCACGGTCGCGTGCTGATCGTTGCGGCCATCGCCGAAGGTCACGAGACCCGACAGCGTGCCGACCTGGGCGGTGAAATAGTGCCCATACAACTGTTGCACGGGCGACCAACGGCCGGCGCTATCGTCGAGGAAATCGCGGATCGAATTCAGCGACGTGGAGTCCGAATACGGCGCGGCGATGAAGTCATATTCCTGATCGCCGAGCGAGGCGAGCGGCGTGACGAGATCGGGCACGCCGTTGCCGCCGGTGAGCGCGACGACGGTCGTATTGGTGCCGTTGAGCACGTTCGACTCGTCGGTCGCGAACGTCACTTCCTGGCCGTTGCCGAGCGCGCCGACGTGGCGGGCGGTGACGTTGCATTTTCCGAGCGTGGTGCCGTCCTGGGCGGCCACGATCGGCAGATTGGCGGCGTTGATCGCATTGCGCGCCTTAACGCACACCTGCGAGGCGGTGTCGGCGGCGTTGATCTGGAACACGATGCGGCGGCCCAGCACCCACAGGATCGCCGCACCGGTGACGCCGGGCGCGGTGAACGTGAGCGAGCCGGCGGCGGTCGCACCCGCCGGATCGGCGAGCGGCAGCGCCCAAAGCGGCTGAAACGGCGCGTTGCGGCGCGCGATGCGGAACATCTGCGACAGCATCGAGCCGACGCCGAAGAACGCATCGGCCTCGCGCTCGTTCTGGATCGGGCCGATCACGGTGCCGGCGGCGGCGGTGCCGGCGGCGAGCTTCTGACCGACCAGCACGACGCGCGCATTGCCCTGGAACGGCGTTCCGCCGGAATTGATTTCCGCGTACCAGAAGGGCACGAGCAGATTGCCCGGAATGTTGTTGAACATCACCATAGTTGACGTGACTCCGTATTCGCTCGGCGCATCAGGCGCCGGCGTGTTTCAAAGGTTTCGGGTTTCGGGTTTGGAGCTTTAGGCGATCGGCGCCTTGACGCACCGCTCGGCCGACGTGCACGCATCGGCAGTGACGCACGCCGAACACGGCGCGAACCGCGCCGGCGCCGCGACGGCGACAGCAGTCACGGGCTCGTCGACGACACGCGAGGCCGGGTCGACCTCGATCACGTCGCGATCGCGGATGCGCCGCGCCCAAAACTGCGAACGCGGCTTCCACTCGCCTTGCGGCTCAAGCGGCGCGCCGGTCTCGGGATCACGCACGAGCGCGATCATTTGCTCGCCCTCGATCTCGATCGAGGCCGGCTTGATAAACACGTTTGACATTGACTAGCCTTGAAGGTTGTCGGCCGAGCCTTCCACCGAAGCGGTGTCGGCCTCGCCGGGTTGCGGCGCCGCCGTGATCCCAACGGCGTTGAGATCGACGCGGGTCGGCATGACGGGCGCCATTCGCGCCATGCCGAGGGCAAGCTCGTGCAGATACGTGGACTCGCCGAGTTGCAGCGCGATCGCTTTCAGGGATGCCGGCAAACGATCGAGGTCGGTCGGCGACGAGGCCGGCGCCGGATCGTAACAGGACTCCTTGACGCGGATGCGCGCGCGCAGCGTGCGGGCGGCAAGGCGGATGCTTTCCTCGCTCGACCGATGCTTGATATTCGAATGCCACTCATCGAACGGCAATTTCGACATCTGGCGGAACAGCGCGCCAGAGGCGCCGAAATGCAAGGCGTGATAAATCTGTTCCTCAAGCACGCCGAGCGTCGTCTCGATCGCCGCGTCGGTGTCGGCATAATCGACGATCACCTCGCCGTCGACGTTGAAGCTCGCCACGACGGACAACTCGAACACGAGATCGACCTCGCCCTTGTAGAATTGCGGGCCGGCCTGGGCGATCTTGGCAAGCGACGACGCCTCGGTATAGACGCTAATCAGCGGTCGCCGTTCCTCGGGGTCGAGGTCGTCGATCGGGTCGATGCGCGAGTCGGAAACATAACGGCCGGCGAGCGTCGGCCACGGGCCGTTGCTGGCGAGCAACGACGACGGCCGCAGCGCTTCAAGCGCGGTCAACCTGAGAAATTCGCGCGCAAGCATGGATCACATCCCGTTGAGATCGAGGCGCACAAAGCCGGGTTGGCTCGGCAGCACCTCGGCGATTTGAAAACGGCGGCCGTCATCCTCGCGGGTGAGGATGTCACCTCGGCGCGGGCGCCACGGCAGGCGCGACAATTGCAGCGACACATAAGGCCGTGTCGTCGAATGGCCGGCGCGCTCGGGCTTGACGCCGACTTGATTGAACGGGCCGGCCGCCGCGCGCGATGCATAATCGCCGAACGGGCACAGCACATGCTCGACAATGGCGCGATCCGCATCGGGGATCAGCGGCGCATTGCGGTCGGTTTGATACTTTTGCGGGGCGAACGTGAAAAGATCGCCCTGCACCTTGTCATGCGTCACCGCCGCAGCGGCGACAGCACGCGCAAACGGTGACGCCATGACTTAGACTCCGCTTTAGCCGATCGTCGGGCCGATCTTGACGGTGCCGACGGCGTCAGCCTGCAAGGCCGCCACAACCGCAACGCCGACCTTGGTATTGCCGGCCGAGGTCTTGGTGAACTTCTTGGCGGTATTGTCCCAGTACAGGAGATCGCCCTCGGCCCAGGCCGCAGCGGTATCCTTGGCGACACCCTCGAAAACGCCATTGACCTTGAGCGCGAACGTGTCGCCGGCCACCGCGTCGGCGACGGGCACGCCGAAAATGTTGGTGCCGATCAGAACGGGAGTTCCGGAGGTGACGCCGCCAGCGGGCGCGGTGACGGTCAGCGTGTGACCATCGGAAACGTAATTTTTCATGCGAGTTTTTCCAGGTTTGGAGAAGCCAAAGCAAAACGGCCGGCGCGTTGGCGCCGGCCGCTTGCTCGATCAGAGGCTCAAGGCGCCGGCTTAGTTGCCGGCGTTCTTGAACATTCCGCGATAGTCGATCGCCTTCGCCGCAAAGTCGACGCGGCCCTTGATCTCGACGCCGTCGACATCGAACCCGATGCGCGATTCGGTATAGAGACCTTCCTCGCCGTCGAGATAGGCGTATTCGATGGTATCGATCGTCGCCGGATCGGCGAACAGATACCACGCATTACCGGTGAGGCGCGCCTCGACGATCGGCTCAAGCGAGCCGGCGAACACGTTCACACCCGACGGCGAGTTCGGGTAAAGCATGGTCGCGAGGAACTGCGCCGCCTCGGTTTCCTTGTCGGGCGAAGTCAAGATGAACTTCGGCGCGAGGTTCAGCGGCTCGGCGTCGGCCGCCTTGGCGGCGATGCCCTTTTGCTTGCGCATCGACTTGCGCGCTTCGTCGAGCGTGGTCGCGTTGATCGCGCCGGCGGTGCCGAGGTTGCCGTGCGTGGCGTGGAACATCGCGACGCCGTCACCCATCGCGCCGTTGGCGGTGATGATCGCCCAGAACAGCGACGCCTCGGTTTCCGCAGCGGCCCGGCCGAACAGCATCGGAATGCGATCGAACGCGCCCAGGTCGTCATTGATCAGCGCCTGACGGGTAATCATGACCTTGCGGCCGTAGGTCGACAGCGCATAGGACTCCTTCGAATCCGCGAGCGCCGCGTGCGTATACTCGCCGCCTTCCTTGATCAGCTTGAGGTTCGGCAGGTTGGAAAGCTGCGTGATCGCGCGCGCCTTGAAGTCGGGCGCGTTGTTCTGGCGCGACAGCTTTTTCCAATTCTGCGGCGCGACCTCGTAAGCCGAGCGCAGGCGCTTGGCGACGACGTTCGCGAGGATGTTCGGGAAGTCCGACGACGACATCGGCGCGCCCGAGCGCATGCCGCTATCGAGGCCGAGCAGCCGGCCGGCAAGGTCCATCTTGCCGAGGCCGCGCAGCCGATCGCCCGTGGTCTGTTCGACGAACGTGCGGCCCATCTCCATCAGCGACATACCGCGCCACTCGCGGGCGGCGTCGGTGAGCTTGGTCGCGCCGGGGTTGGCGCGGTGCAGAATGGCGCACTCGACGGCGGCGCGCACGGTGTCGCCCTCGTCGGTGAGCACCTGCACGCGGCCCGAGACCGGCGCGGCGGCCGAGCGGGTCGCGAGCGCGTCGAGCGCAGCGGCGCGCGCGGCTTCGATGGTGGTGCCGGCGGCGATGTGCTGCGCGGCGAAGTCGCCCAGGTTGTGACGGGTCGCGATGGTGGTGATCTCGGCAACGCGGGCGCGCTCGGCGTCGACAGCGGCGCGGACGGCATCAGCGGCCGGCGCCGGGGCGGCGGAACGGGCTTCCTCGGCGGAAATCTTCGCCTGCGTTTCGTTGATCTGGCGCACAAGGTCGGCGTGATCGGTCTCGATCGCGCGGACGGCATCGGCGGCCATTCCGTCGGTGACTTCGGCGATTTTCGCAGCCGCACGAGTCTTGAGGGCGGCGAGATGCGCCCGCAACTGTTCCAGAGTCATAAACAATTTCCCTTTGGTGGTGGTTGGTGGTGGTTTCAGATGGAAGTTTGCCGCATGCGCATGCGAGCGGCGGCGGCCGAGCCGTCGAGCGCGCGCTCGACGACGATCGGATATTGATCGGCAGTCGCACGAGTCTGCGCGCCGTTGTCGGCCGGGATCGTCACGAAAGAAATTTCGAACGGAGTCCAGCGCGTCACGATTCGCTTTTCGACATCGGAGGCTTTTTCCGGTGCGATCACGCGAACCTCATCGATCGAATAACCGACCGAAACCTTGGTGATGATCCGCTCGGACACGAGCGCGAACATCCGGTCGGCGTTCTCGTCGATCCCCTTGCTCGGGAAGCGAATGAGCGCGCGACCTTCCTTGCCCACAATCCAAGCGCGTTCAACCGCGCCGACTTGCGAGAACGTCGAGTAAGCCGAATGGCTATCGAGCGCCGGCGCGCCCGAGTTGAGGCGATCGAGATTGATCGCCCGCTCGGACACCTCAAGCGTCTCATCGAACGGAATGGCGGTATCCCATCCCGAGTAGCGGCGCCGGCGCACCGTCGCGCCGGTCGTGAACGTCACCTCGACGGTGCGCTTTTCGACATCGATCGAACCGACCGGCGCCGCGCGCGTTTGCATCGGCAAGGCCGTCGGATCACTTTCCGCCGGCCTTGCCGTCTTTGCTTTTGACATTCGTATTATCCTCAGTTTGACCCTCGGCGGCGGCGCCGCCCTTCATTGACGCAAGCGCGAGGCGCGGATCGGTGTCGAGCACGATGCCGCGCTTGTCGATCTCCTTGAACCATTCCTCGATCTCGTCGAGTTGCGTGTCGGGATCAACGCCCCAGGCGAGCACGAATTGCGCCCAGGTCATGCGGCCCGATCGCACCGCGAGGATGTCGGCTTGCATTTCCTTCATCGGATCGATCGGCTCGTTTGCCGGCATGATCCATTCAACCGGATAGCCGCCGGCGCGCGGCGGCAGAATGCCGGCCAAGATCGCCATATCAACCCAACGATCCCACAGCGGATCGAGGAACATCGCAACGATCGTGAGGAACTGGAATTGCTCGATCAACCGCCGAAACTCGATCTTGCCGGCCTTGAGCGACGAAAAATTCGCGTGCGTGAGATCGCCCGTCAATTGATCGTAAGTCAGCCCGGCGCCGGCGGCGAGCGCCAGCAAGGTTTGCCGCAACACGCCCTCGAATTGCATCGATCCGCTCGGCGCGACCGTTTGCAATTCTTCGCCCGGCTCAAGATAGGCGACCATGCCGGGCGAGAAATTCTCGATCCGGCGCGAATTGCCGGCACTGTCCTGTTGCGTCGCCGCCTGGGCGAGCGTGCGCGCCGTTCCGTTGGTCTTGATGAAAGCGGCAAGGCACGATTCGATGCGCGACTTAACGACAACCGCCTCTTGCAAATCGGCGAAGTCGCGCCCCGTCAGCATCACCGGCGCGAGCCACGGCACGCCGCGACCTTGGCCGATGCGTTCCTTGCGATAGACGTGCAGCATATCGGCCGCGTCGACTTTGATCGACGCCGTCGGCATCACGAGACCACGCGCGCCGGGATGCGTTTGGTGAATCCAGTAGCCGCGACGCTTGCCGTTGCGATCGTATTCGATGCCCTGGTCGACGATCACCGCGCTCATGTCGAGCCGCGTGCCCGACATCATGACGCGATCGCGCGAGGCGTCGAGATGATCGGGCTCAAGCAACTGCAATTCGAGCGGCACGACGCCGCGCGGCTTTTCGGCCGCCGGCACCGCCACCATGCGGCCGAGCACTTCGCCCGACTCGACGATGCACCCCGTCGCCAGCGCCAGCAAGCCGTTAAAGTCGAGTTGCGCCTCGCGGTCGCAATGCTTGGCCCATTTTTTCCACGCCTGCTTAACCTTGCGGTCGAGCGCTTTGTTGCCGGTGTCGGGCTTCGGCATGATGCCGGTGCCGACGGCGTGCGCCACCGTCACCGAGCGGATGCGCTGGCCCCACCAAGTATTGCGCGTGAGGTCGCGCGAGCGCGCGCGCAGCGTCGGCAGCGCGCCCTTGGTCTCGACGTTGGCCGAGGCGTTGGTCGCGCGCCACCCGTCGGTGCGGCGGCCGAACTTGGCGCCATCATAGCCGCGCACAGCGTCCAGGCTGACGCGGGCGGCGGCACGGCGAAGGCCGGCCGCCGGCGCGAAATACGCGACGACGCGATCAATTGCATTCATTGTGACGCCCTCAATCGCGCGTGTGACGGATGTAGGAAACGCGCGGCGGCAACGCCGCCGGCGACACCTCGGCGACCATGTCGGCGAGGATCGAGCGCATCGCCGGCAAGTCGCGGTAAATCACCGTGCGGCGATCCGGCCCCGACCCGAACGTGACTTCGGTCGCGCCGGTCGCGATCGCGGCCTTGAGCGCGTCGATGTCGTCTTGTGTGTAAGCCATGCCGGCAACTTTCTGTTGAGTGTAGAACGCCGCGCGGCGCTAGCGCCCCGAAACTGATACTTACGAATTCCTGATCCAACGCAGCACTTCGTTGAACTTGTTTGCCCACAACACCTTGCCGGCCAACGTCATGTGAACGTTATCGCCGATCGCCTGATACCCGAGTGCGACACTCGCAGCGTATGAGCCGCCCATCATCGCCCGCGTATCGATCCAGGGGCAACCCTTCACCAGGCACGCATTGATGCCCACGTCCACATACTGCTGTTGGTTCACGACGTTGCCCGTTGCGGTGCCGTTGTCATAGGGCTGCGTCACATAGATCGGATCGACGCCGGCCGCGCGGCTTGCATCGATTCGGTTGAGCATGTCGGCCTTGTATGCGTCCACCGAAGCAGTCGACCCAAGCGCTGCCTGCCTTGCAACGTTGACGCTCCCCATTTCGGTGAACAACACACCATTAACGGCAGCTTGTGCTTGCACGACGGAAAATGCAGTCACACGGCCTTGCTGAGGCGCACCCGCGTCATCAACGAAATTCGCCGACACGCCGCCAGAAATGGCGATTTGACGTATCGAAATCTCGGGACGCGTGGAATTGTAGAAGATCGCGCCGCAAAGCAGGCTCGTTCCCGCGTTGAAGCCAAATTCGACCGAATGATTGCCCACTGATCCAAGCGACACCGGAGCGGAGACAACCTGTCTCGCAACGCCGGTTGTCGACACAACGACCGTCGAACCGCCATCGGCCTTGTAATAGAACGACCGGCCCGTCGTGGTCTGATCCGCCCATACGTAAAGCATGGTGTCCACGCCGCTCACGTTATAGGTGGCGGTTCCTGCGGCCGTGAACCTGATCTCGGTGCCGCCGAGGTATTTATTGGACCCGAGCACCACACCGGCGCCGGAAATAACAAGCCGGTCGGTGCGCTTTGCATAGTCGGCCAGGGTGCCGCTGATGCCGAAAAAACTCTGCCCGCCCGCCGGAATGCCCACCCCATTCAATGAAGCCGCCATCAATTCGTTGATGGATTGCGTCGTGTACTGCGCCGGATTCGCCTCCGGATTGGCGGGGAAATTTCCGTCAACACCCTTCGGAACGCTATCG